CCTTTGAAATATTCTTTTACGTAGAGTAGGTTTGGTATAATTACCTGCTTTGTTTACTGTTGATTTTTTCTTCATTTTCTTCCTTAAAATTAGTATTCATAAAACAAGACTGACAATAATTTTTATTATCATAAGTTATATCAGCTTTCTTTTTACATAGACAACACTTCATATTTTAATCCAAGTATTATCAACTTTGTCTCCAAAGTATTTTTCCATTTCTTGATTAAATAACTCATCTTTTCTCATCTTCATAGCTAACTCTTGGTCTCTAGAAAGATGTTTAACCCAGTGATTACAAGCTACCTGTAGACAATCTATTCGGTCATCTTGTGGTAAAGAGTGGACTTCTTTTTGTAATCTACTTAGTTGATAGAATAGTTGATACCTTAGTGCTGTCTCTTGTGGGTACAACATATTAGTTTCTTCGTAATCCTTTTTGATTACATACTTATCTACAATTAATCTATGTTGTGAAATAATAGGTTCTAACGTATCTAATATTCTTCTATGTTTATTAGAAGTTTGTCTTACCATTTCTGTAGTACAAGGATATTGCTTAATTAAATATGGTTTTAACAAAGCGTCAAACATTCCTTGACCAAAGTTTTCTTCAATTAATATTTTATTAACTTTGTGTTTCTTTGCTACGTCTACTAATTTAGATAACGTATGTTCAGAATAACCTGCATTGAAACCACCAATATCTAAAAGATAAATATTACCATTTGCAAACTTAGTTATACAATAAGCAGTTTCATCTTTACCTTTACCACTAGGGTCAATTGCCATAACACAACCTGTATATGGAAGCCACTGACCTTGTATATTCATAGGTCTAAAATAAGCGTCACCCTGAAGTCCAACATTAGGTAAATCATTATGTTGTAGTTCAGGACTAGAAGCCCATATTACTTTCTCTGGTGCATTGTCAGGATTACAATTCATTACAATTAAATCCGACAATTTTAGTGGGAATTTGTTTAAATCAGAAAGTGTAGTATCTAGTTGATACTGCATATTGAAACCTAGTCTTCCATAACTAGCTTCTCTTTCTAATAAGTCTTTTTCGTCAAATCTCGTAGGGTCAGTTGGTTTACCTATAAGTTCAGTAGACCAAGTATTGTTAATTATAGGTGCTAAATTAGAACCATAGGATTTTATCTGTTTTTCACTAGGGTATCTAGCAGTCCAATATCTGACCTTATATCCTCTCTCTTGTAGCTTATTATATATGCTTTGCTCGGTCTGAGGTGTACCCAGATAGACAATTCTAGAGGTATCTGGCTTAATCACTGCTTCAAACTCTTTTATGGCTTCTGAGAGCTTATCTCTCATAAACTGAGTTTGCGTATTTCCTGACGTTTCTACGTCATCAGCTACTACTAAATCAGCACGAGAACCTGTAATTTGTGACGTAATTCCTAGTGATTTTACACTCGGTTGCTGTGAAGCTATAGCAGTATTTACGTCAAAACTTATCTTAGATTGTCTTTGTTCGTCTCGTGGATATAAATGTTGTAATATTGGAATTTCGTGTAGCAATCTAAGGCAAAATGTACTAAAATCGTCTGCCCTATTTTTAGAAGCAGATACAACTAATATATTAACATTTGGATTTAATAATAATCTCCACAATACATAAGAAGCTGTTATCCAACTTTTTCCGACACCCCTGAAAGCAGATACAATTATTCTACTATCACCATTAGCTATATAGTCAGCTATGTCGTATTGTATTTTAGTTGGTTCAGGTAGATTTAAATGCTTCCAAGTGATGTATAGAAAATTCCTAAAGTCAGTTAGTTTTGACAGGATTTTTTCGTTTTTCATCAAAAGGTAGTTCTTCTATAAGTTTTTGAAGTGGACTGTCCTGTGTAGGTACAGCGTCTATATTATTATCCTTTAAAAATTGTCTTGCTACATTTAAATCTGAAGACTTAACTTCAGGGTCTTTTACTCTTTCTAGTAATTTGTTTGCTAGAACTCCGTGAAGTTCTTTTAGTTTTTCATCACTCATTGATTTCTCTCTATTCTTATAATTTTCATATCATCACTTAATTCTGCTTTTACTTTAGAACAAATATAAAGAGAATTACTATTTCTCGTAGCTATTCTTTTTTTCTCAATACATTTTGAAACTGAGGGCATATATGTAAATTCAACTAATTTTTGTTCTACTCCAACAAACATTAATAATGCCATTACTTCTACCATTAGTGATTACCATTTTTTCTAATTAATTTTTCTACGTCTTCTTGTAGTTTATCTATTTTTTTATTTGCTTCAGTTAATAAAACTTTAGTGTGAATATTTTCGTCTAATTGAATTTGGTGTTTTTCCAATAACTTTGCGTTCATTTCAATTAACATTAGCATTTCTAAATTCTTTGGTGTCTGCTCTGCCTTTTTTAAGAGGTCAGCTTTCATCAATTGTTCCGAAGTTTCTAGAACATTTATTCTTTCTACTATTCCAAAGTAAGCCCAAACACCTACAGCTACTGCAACTACTATACTTATGAGATTTCTCATAGGCATAGCTATTGAAGTATTATCAGATATTTTCACCTACCTTAACTCCTTGACAATAAAATTTAATTGACAATTTTTCATCTTCAATTCTATCAGAATAATTTGTTATTAATAAGTTATGCGAAGATTGATAACCTTGTAGTATACAATCAGTATAATTTTCAAACTCTAAAGGCAATACGTGACTTTCAAAACAAGGTGGATTTCCTACATTTATAAAACTACATACATACAAAATTAGTACATATTTCATTTTATATTTAAAAATCCAACAATAGAAACAACTAAAGTTCCTATAAATACT